AAAAAAACGGCCCTCAACGCCGAAGCGAAGAGGGCCGTAGGGGGTTTACTGCACTTTGACCAGCTTGGTCATACGGGCATAACGCACCCAGACTTCATTGGGCACATTGTCACGAACGCTGAGATAGCGCCCAGTAAGAGCGCACAGGAAATCCTTTCCCGCCGCCCAATCGGCTTTGACCGCCGCCGCAGATTTATAGTCCCGCCCGTAAGCGGGCAGAGCATGGATATCCATGATGCCCCCTTAGATTAGCTGAGCGCCAGCAAAGCCGCTGTCAGCTTGTGATCGGCGTCATCAGTGCCAGCTTTGGCCAGCTCTTTGGCACGCTTAACCAGCTTGTCCAGCAAGGCTTTGCGGGCAGTCTCAGCCGCATCAATCAGTGGCTTCTCACGCCGCTCGATTTCTTTGACGATTTCCATGGCCGCTTTGACGGACTTGGAATCACCGCGAGACAGCAGGGACGCACGTTGTTCGATCAACTCGCCGTCAGACTTGTCAGCGAACTTAGCCGCTTGCTCAGCCCGCTTAGCCGCCATGCGCTTAGCCGCTTCGCTCTCGGACTTAGGACGCTCAAAGCCGCATGACGACATGATGCGATTGATTGAACGCTCCCAGACTTTGGAAGCCGCTTCATCAGTGGGTGCGCCCTTGTCACGACAGCCCGTAACGTAATACTTACGAACTGTCATAAACTCAACGTAAGGCTTGCCGTTGACCAGATCAAACAGCGCAGTGTCGCACTGTGACAGCGAACGGGTAGCCCGCTCGATAGTGTCAGTGTGTGACCAGTATTCACGACCCAGTTGCTCGATGGTTTCGATCATCGACATACCGATTTCAGCACCGTCATACAGGTCAACGACAGCTTCGACACCGGGCAATGCGGTTTGTGCCGCAACGATAGCTTTGCTCATGATGTATTCTCCAATAAAGGTCAGGCAATATCGCCCGCAGAACAATCCGACACCGTGTCGGTTTGTTCCGCAAGACAGCGGGCATCACCCCTCTGTCCATGTATTAACTATATCAAACCCACTGGATTTAGGGGGAAACTCCACACGGGTAACGCAAGCATTGCCGCAAGGCGGGCAGGGCAGAGCGCCGACCGCTTCGCCAGCCCCAGAAAAAATCGAGCGACTGTGGGCTGACCGACCCTCACTGTTAATCAACCGGTAGCTCTCCAATCCCTAGGCTGACCAACTATCGTCGTTCATCAAGCGTTCAGCTCCAAACCCCCGCACCCCAAGCAAAATCAGCCAGATCGACCCTCGCGACCCCACACCCCCCAAAATAACGGCAAAGGGGACCCAACACATATACACAGTGTTTTGCACAGTCGAACAACAAAACTGGTGTGCAAACGTGAAGCTAATGAAGAGGGGGGAGGGGGGTATAAAAATCCAGCCGGGGTTGTAAGCGTTGCGTTATAGAAACACCCCCCGGGTAGGAGTCTCAACCTCCCCTTGCACACAACTATATATTTCTGTTACATTGCGGGCGTGGCGAGCATCGCGGTGATTGGGAGACCTTCACGTTGTATGCACGGCGTATATAACAAACGCGATACTTGCCCAATCCCGAACTACTCGGTGCTATGACCCTACACATCAAACCAGATAAGTTGGTCCCCCTGCCAGCGGGCGAAACCCCCGAGGCCGCAACTACGCTTCGCGAAAACATGCAGATCGCGGCGAATACAGCTGCGTTACTTGCTGAACTGCGCCCAGCGGGCGACATAACCGAAACTGATGACGACCTCGCCGACGAGGTGTTCAAGTCGTTTTCCGAACGTGCCAAGCAGCAGTTTGAAGAAGCGATGGCCCCGGAATCCACACAGCCCGCTAAGAAGAAAGGCGGCAGGCCGAGGAAGTATCCGGTCGCAGAGAATACGCCCGTCAATCCCCCACAGCTATATCAAGGTAACGTTGCTGAGCGCATCCGCACGATGCTCAATGAGTACAACAGTCACACCGTGGCTGATGCGGCTGAGATGCGTATGGTTGTGACCAACAAGCTACTGGACTTGTCGATGTGCGGTGACCCGCGCATAGAGATCAAGGCTGCCGAGATGCTGGGCAAAATCAGTGACGTGGGGCTGTTTACTGAAAAGACCGAGATTACAGTCAACTACAACAGCGTTGCCGATTTGGACAAGGCCATCAAGGACAAGGTGCGCAAGATGCTGTTGTCCCATGGTGCAGATTTGACACCGGTTGATATTGATATCGACGCGGAGCTGGGTATAAAGCCGCTGGTATTGGATGCCGAGGAGGTGACTGAGCCCGCTGAAGAAGCTACGCCCGTCTCGGATGAGTCACCGGAGGTGCCCGATGCGATATGAACAGCAGGTTTCGACGCTCGATGACGAGATGAAAATACTGCTGTCGCAGCTCGATAAGCTGCCGGACTCTAAAAAGATGGTGATTTTGGAGGACTTGGAGCGCCGCGAGAAGCTGTTGGAGAAGGAAAGGGCCCGCGATACGTTCATGGGGTTTGTGGATAGGGTCTGGCCAGACTTTATTGGCGGGCGACACCACACCATTATGGCCAAAGCGTTCGAGAGAGTGGCCACGGGTGAGTGCAAACGGCTCATTATTAACATGCCACCCCGTCATACCAAGTCAGAATTCGCGTCATACTTGCTGCCCGCTTGGTTTTTGGGTAAGTTTCCTAACAAAAAGATCATCCAGTGCTCTAATACTGGTGAATTGGCCGTAGGTTTTGGCCGAAAAGTGCGAAATTTGGTGGATACGGAGACTTATCACGATATTTTCCCTAATTTGCAGCTGTCCGTGGACTCAAAAGCGGCTGGGCGGTGGAATACCAGTAAGGGTGGGGACTATTTTGCGATCGGTGTGGGCGGTACAGTGACCGGTAAGGGTGCAAACCTGCTGATTATTGACGATCCGCACTCTGAACAGGAGGCGGCGCTGGCGGCGACCAACCCTGACATCTACGATAAGGTGTATGAGTGGTACACGTCCGGCCCGCGTCAGCGTTTGCAGCCGGGTGGGGCCATCATCATGGTGATGACACGCTGGGCGCAGCGTGATTTGACGGGTCAGGTGCTCAAAGCGGCGTCTGGGCGAGGGGGTGAGCAGTGGGAGGTCATTGAGTTTCCCGCCATCATGCCTTCGGGTAATCCCCTATGGCCTGAATTCTGGTCGTTGGGTGAACTGACGGCGCTGAAGGAAGAACTGCCGAACTCCAAGTGGCAGGCTCAGTACCAGCAGAACCCCGTGGGTAACGAGTCTGCGATCGTCAAGCGAGACTGGTGGCAGTGGTGGGAGGAGGACCGCCCGCCAGAGTGCGAGTACATCCTCCAGACTTGGGACACGGCGTTTGAGAAACACCAGCGGGCCGACTATTCCGCAGGTACGACGTGGGGGGTGTTTACTCACCACAAGGACAATACTAAGAACATCATCTTGCTCAATACATATAAGAAGCGGGTTGAGTGGGTGGAGCTGAAGAAGGACGTGCTGCGGGAGTACAACGACTACGAGCCTGACGGTCTGTTGATTGAGAAGAAGGCGTCTGGCGCACCGTTGATTTATGAGCTTCGGGCCATGGGCATACCGGTCCAAGAGTACACGCCAAGCAAGGGGCAGGACAAAATTGCCCGCTTGAACGCAGTCTCAGACATAATTGCTAGTGGGAAAGTGTGGGTTCCCCGTACGCGCTGGGCGGAAGAGCTCGTTGATGAGATCGCCGCGTTCCCCTCTGGCGAGCACGATGACTTGGTTGACGCAACAACTTTGGCCCTTATGAGGTTCCGCCAAGGCGGGTTCTTGCGACTGCCGGTTGACGAGCCCGAGGAAATTCAATGGTTCAAGAGCCCTCGCAGAGAGCGGTTCTACACAGTGTAAGGACACATCATGGCAATGGAAAAAGGTTTGTACGCGGCCCCAATGGGTTTGGACATGGGGCAAGACCCCGAGATCGAGATTGAGATCGAGGACCCCGAGGCCGTCCGGATTGGTATTGGCGACGTTGAGATAGACATCGAGCCCAAGGAAGATACGGCTGAGGACTTCAACGCCAACTTGGCTGAGTTCATGGACATGCGCGACTTGGAGTCGCTGGGTTCTGAGCTGGTGGACGACTTCACCAAAGACATCGGGGACCGCAAAGAGTGGATGCAGACATATGTGGATGGTCTGAAGCTGCTGGGCCTGAAGTACGAAGACCGCACCGAGCCATGGGCAGGCGCTTGTGGTGTGTTCCACCCGATGCTGACCGAGTCTGTTGTGCGCTTTCAGTCCGAGGCAATGACTGAGACGTTCCCAGCGCAGGGGCCCGTCAAGACAAACATCATTGGTAAAGACACCCCCGAGGTGCAAGATGCTGCTGGCCGAGTGCGCGAAGACATGAACTACCAGCTCACCGAGGTGATGACTGAGTATCGCCCTGAGCATGAGAAGCTGTTGTGGAACTTGCCACTGGCGGGCAGCGCGTTCAAGAAGGTTTACTACGACCCGAGCAAAGGTCGCCAAGCAGCGATGTTTATTCCTGCTGAAGACATCGTTGTGCCGTACGGCGCGTCGAACCTTGAGTCTGCCGAGCGCGTCACACACGTCATGCGCAAATCGCCGAACGAGATTCTGAAGTTGCAGGATGCCGGGTTCTACATGGACGTGGACTTGGGCGAGCCTACTAATCAGCTAGACGACATCGAGAAGCAGAAGGCTGAAGAGATGGGCATGACCGCTACGCACGACGAGCGGTTCCGCCTCTTGGAGATGCACGTTGACTTGGACCTCAAAGGCTTCGAGCACAAGGGCAAGGACAAAAAGCCCACGGGCATCGCGTTGCCGTACGTAGTTACGGTTGAGAAGGGCACGACCAAAGTCTTAGCAATACGGAGAAATTGGTATGAAGGCGACGAGCTCCACACCAAGCGCCAGCACTTTGTGCACTATCAATACATCCCGGGCTTTGGCTTCTACGGCTACGGTCTCATCCACCTCATCGGCGGATATGCTAAGTCCGCTACTATGCTTATTCGCCAGCTCGTGGATGCTGGTACTTTGTCTAACCTCCCCGGGGGTCTCAAGTCTCGTGGCCTCCGAATCAAAGGTGACGACACCCCGATCGCGCCCGGTGAATTCCGAGACGTGGATGTGCCCTCCGGCTCAATCCGTGACAACATCCTGCCACTGCCCTACAAAGAGCCGAGTCAGGTTCTGTACACCCTCTTCGACCGTATAGTCCAAGAAGGTCGTGCGTTTGCGTCCAGTGGTGACATGAAGGTAAGCGACATGTCGTCGCAAGCCCCAGTGGGTACAACTCTGGCCATCCTTGAGCGCACACTGAAGGTGATGACAGCGGTTCAGGCCCGCCTGCACTACGCCATGAAGATGGAGTTCAAACTCCTGAAAGTCATCATCGCGGACTACACCCCCGAGGCGTACGACTATCAGCCAGAAGATGGCGATCGTTCGGTGAAGAAAGCCGACTACGACTTGGTGGATGTGATCCCTGTGTCTGACCCCAACGCAGCCACGATGGCGCAGAAGATTGTTCAGTATCAGGCGGTCCTCCAGCTAGCCCAGAGCGCTCCGAACTTGTACAACTTGCCCTTGCTGCATCGTCAGATGATTGAGGTGCTGGGGATTAAGAACGCAGCCAAACTTGTGCCTATGGAGGAAGATGCAGTTCCTACCGACCCAGTGTCGGAGAACCAAGCAGTGCTCAACAACAAGCCAGTCAAAGCGTTCATTGAGCAGAACCATGAGGCGCATATCCAAGTGCATATGGCTGCCATCCAGAACCCCAAAGTTCAGCAGTTGTTGCAGATGAACCCAGCCGCGCAGCAGATCATGGCTGCAGCTATGGCGCACATCAACGAGCACATTGCGCTGGAGATGCGCAAGCAAGTTGAGATGGCGATGGGTATGCCTCTGCCGACCGAGGAGCAGAACAAGCAGGTTCCTCCAGAGCTGGCCGACAAGATTGCCATGATGGCAGCGCAAGCATCGCAGCAGATTCTTCAGCGCGATCAACAGCAAGCAGCTCAGCAACAAGCGGCGCAGCAAGCACAAGACCCAGTGGTGCAGATGCAACAGCAAGAACTCCAGATCAAGCAGCAAGAGCTCCAGCTCAAGCAGCAGAAGCAACAGATCGACGCTGCGGCCAAGGCCGACCAGTTGGAGATCGAGAAGGAGCGTATTGCCGCGCAGAAAGAAATTGCGGCCATGCAGGTGGGCGCTACCGCCGCCGCTGCACGCGACAAACTCAAGCAGCAGATGGAGGCTGAGGGTGCTCGCATAGGGGTTGATGCAGCCAAGCATAGAGCTCAGCTGGCGCAGCAGGAGCGGCAACAAGCCGCACAGAACAACAGACCTCCTAAGAGGGAGAGCAGATGAGAGACTATCAAATTTTGGCCCATACGGTCAAACAACTTGTAGAGCAGCGTGACTCTTACGTTGGCGCGGTTAGCCGTGGTAGCGCTAAGGATTATGCTGAGTACAAACACCTCTGCGGGCTTATCCAAGGTCTATCGCAAGCAGAGGTAATCATTAACGACCTTGTGCAAAAAATGGAGAAATCTGATGACTGAATTTGACGCTTCGGCGATTGACCTATCGGGTATTTTGAATAAAAACACCGAGGACAAAGCCAAGCAGCTGCCTGATCCAAAGACCTTTCGCCTTCTGTGCGTCGTACCAGAAGCAATGGAAGAGTACGCCGACAGCGAAGTAGGCATTATTAAAGCCGGTCAGTCCATGCACTACGAGGAGGTTCTGACTCCCGTGCTGTTCGTGGTCAAGGTTGGCCCTGATGCTTACGCAGACAAAACCCGGTTCCCCAGTGGGCCGAGCTGCAAGGAAGGTGATTTCATCATCGTCCGCCCGAATTCAGGCACCCGCCTGAAAATCCACGGTCGCGAGTTCCGCATCATCAATGATGATTCGGTTGAGGCCGTTGTCGAAGACCCGCGTGGAATTACCCGCGCTGCATAAGGAGTAAATCATGCCATTGCCAGATTTCAAAGGCGAAGACTTTGAATTTCCCGACGAGAAGGAAGCCAAAGCTGCGAAAGCCGCTGCGGACGATGCTTTCGAAGTCGAGATCGAAGACGACACACCTGCAGCCGACCGTGGCCGCAAGCCCATGAAAGAGCCGGTGGAAGACCCCACCGACGACGAACTTGCCTCGTATGACGAGAAAGTTCAGGCTCGCATTAAGAAGTTCACTCGTGGCTACCACGACGAGCGACGTGCCAAAGAAGAAGCCCTGCGCGAGCGCGAGGCCGCTGAAACATTTGCCCGTCAGGTCTTCGAGGAGAACAAAAAGCTCCAGCAGCAGTTGTCTACGGGCAGCAAAGCCTACATTGAGACTTCTAAGTCCGCCGCCGAGACTGAGCTGCAAGCAGCCAAGCGCCGGTTCAAGGAAGCCTATGACTCGGGCGATTCCGACGCATTGGTAGACGCGCAAGCAGAGGTTGCACAAGCCACTTTGAAGCTTGATCGTGCCACCACCATGCGCCCAATCGAAGTAGAAGAGCGGGAGTTCCAGCCCGCCAAACAAGAAGCTACTCCGCTGGATCGCCGCACAAAACGCTGGATGGAAACAAACAGCGAATGGTTTGGTAAAGACGACGAAATGACCATGGCTGCAATGGGCCTTGACAAGAAGTTGCAGCGCGAGTATGGTTCTGAATACGTTGGTAGTGACGAGTATTTCAAAACTATCGACCGCACTATGCGCAAGCGTTTTCCCGAGCACTTTGAAAGTGAACGGAGCGATGAGGAAGATGATGACCCGCCTCCACGAAAGAGGTCAGAACCGGCTTACGAGGACGAACCTCCGCGCCGTGCAACAAAACCTGCTGCCGTTGTAGCTCCGGCTTCACGCAGCACTCCGCCTAGTCGTATGCGACTAAAGGCATCCGAAGCAGCGATCGCTCGCCGACTTGGGGTTCCTTTGGAACTTTACGCCAAACAGGTTGCTATGCTTAATAGAGGTGAATGAAATGACTGAGGCACAGACCAAATCGCAAAATCGTATGGCTCGTGAACTGGATTCTCGTGAGGTGGCGTTCCAACGTCCCCAAGCGTGGCGTCCTCCCGAGACCTTGCCAAGCCCTGACAAACGCCCCGGCTGGAGTCATCGCTGGATTCGGACAAGCACATTGGGTAACGCTGACCCCAGCAATATCTCTTCTAAGCTACGCGAAGGATACGAACCCTGTAAAGCAGAGGAATATCCTGAGCTCATGATGCACGCTACCACTGAAGGTCGCTTTAAAGGCAACGTAGAAGTGGGCGGTTTGTTGCTCTGTCGTATTCCGTCGGAGTTCTTGGGTCAACGGGCAGCGTACTACGCTAACCAGAACAAGTCTCAAATGGAATCCGTGGACAACAATTTCCTTCGTGAGAGTGATCCTCGAATGCCCTTGTTCTCGGACAAGAAATCGAAGGTTACTTTCGGTTCTGGTTCTTAAATTTTGGAGTCATAAATGGCATTTCCTACCGTTTCGGCACCTTATGGCCTTGTTCCCATCAATTCGCTTGATGGCAAGCCCTATGCTGGTGCAATTCGCCAAATTCCCGTAGCTGCTGGCTTCGGTACCGCTATCTTTGATGGCGACACCGTTCAAATCGACAGCACCGGGTTTTTGATTAAATCAACCTCTACTAACGCTGGCACTATTGTTGGTGTTTGCATGGGTGGTCAGTACGTGAACTCTAACGGTCAAACCGTTCAGGGCCAGTACATCCCTGCCTTGGCATCCACTACTGCTAACCCAGCTTACGCGTACGTTGTGGACGATCAACAAGCTCTGTTCAAAGTGGCCGTTGTTACCTCTGGTACAACTATGGGCACCGCGAGCCGCGCTGATGTCGGTTCTAACGTGGCTTTGGTGTTGAACGCTGGTTCTACTACCACTGGCAACTCAGCTTTTGCTGTGACATTGACCGGTGCTGGTACAACTGCAACCATCCCATTGCGCGTTATCGACGTTGTTGAGCAAACTGCAACTGCTCCCGGTGTTTACTGCGAGTTGTTGGTGAAAATCAACGCCCACCAATACAACAACACCACTGGTGTTTAAGGAGTAAATTACCATGGCAATTTCACGCGCACAACTGCTTAAAGAACTGCTCCCCGGCTTGAACGCTTTGTTCGGTCTGGAATATGCACGTTACGGCGAGCAACACAAAGAAATCTACGAAACCGAAACTTCGGAGCGTAGTTTTGAAGAAGAAACCAAGCTGTCCGGCTTCTCCGCAGCACCCGTCAAGAACGAAGGCGCAGCCATCGCTTATGACAACGCTCAAGAAGCATGGTCTACCCGTTACACCCACGAAACCATTGCGTTGGGCTTCTCCATCACTGAAGAAGCTGTGGAAGATAACTTGTACGACAGCTTGTCCGCTCGTTACACCAAGTCTTTGGCCCGCGCCATGGCTTACACCAAGCAAGTTAAAGCCGCATCCGTTTTGAACAACGGTTTCAACGGTGGTTACTTGGGCGGTGACGGTGTTTCGTTGTTTGGCTACAACAGCAGCAGCACTTTGGTCAACCACCCGTTGATCTCTGGCGGCACCAACGCCAACACTCCATCTACCCAAGCTGACCTGAACGAGACTTCTTTGGAAGCCGCCGTTATTCAGATCGCTCAGTGGACTGATGAACGTGGTCTGCTGATTGCTGCTAAGCCTAAGAAGATGATTGTTCCTCCATCGCTGCAATTCGTTGCTACTCGTCTGTTGGAAACCAACCTCCGCGTTGGCACTGCTGACAACGACATCAACGCGATCAAGAACAACGGTTCTGTGGCAGAAGGCTACACCGTCAACAACTTCTTGACTGACAACAACGCTTGGTTCCTGACCACAGACGTGCCTAACGGTTTGAAGCATTTCATCCGTACTCCTCTGTCCAACTCCATGGACGGCGACTTCGACACCGGCAACGTCCGTTACAAGGCCCGTGAGCGTTACAGCTTTGGCTGGTCCGACGCGCTGGGTATTTTTGGCAGCTCTGGCTCCAACTAATACTTCGGTGTATGACTGAAAAAGGGGCCTTGTGCCCCTTTTTCTTTTGGTGTATATTGCCCCAACTCCCGGACTTTTCCGGTGTTCCTGACGGCTCCGGGCCGACGACATGCAGACAGGGCACCTTAACTCGCATGTGAGGATTCATCATGTCTTTGACCACCTTCTCCGGCCCAGTACGATCCCTCAACGGTTTTATTGTTGGCCACCAACCCACCTCTTTCAACGCAATCAACGCAACAGCCACTGCTACAGCGGCTCAAGTTGCTGACGGCTACATCACTTCGACTTCCGCACTGGCTACGACCATTACGTTGCCAACCGGCACACTGCTTGGCGCTGCTCTGGGTGCTTCGCGTGGCACGTCTTTGGACTTGTGGGTGGATAACACCGCAGGCGCTAACACTGTGACTATCGCTGTTGCTACAAACGGTATCTTGTCTGCTGCCGCTGCCGCAGGTTCTGGCGCTGGCGCTGGCTTGTTGACAGTCCCATCTGGCGTGACAGGTATTGCTTGCTTCCGCATCACATTTGCGAGCGCAACGGCATACGTGTTCTCTCGTATTGCCTAATTGATCTTGGGGGCTTCGGCCCCCGCTTTATAGGAGATTGATTATGGCGATGCAGACAGACGTAAAGTCGTATCACAACACTACTTCTGGGGTGGCTGTGCCTTACCGCACGCGGCTCAAAGGCGTTGTGATTTCGCCTTCTACATCGGTAACAATCAATACGTCCATTGTTGACAACAGCTCGATTGCGGCAACGTACGACATCCCCGGCACCACCGTGTGTACGGTGACCACGCCGACGGCGCATGGGTTGACTGCGGGCGAAAGTCGCGTGCTTCTGGTTGCAAGTAGCGGTACTTTTGTAAGCGATGCGTATCTGGTGCAAACCACGCCGACTCCTACAACCTTTACGGTGACGACGGCTACGCTGACTACCAGCGGCAACATGTCTGTGTATACGGACATATTGACCGAAGTGGATTGCTCCACAGGCACCTCGTTTTACACGCTGATTCCCGGCCAAGGCGTTCTCGCCCAAAACGGAATTTACGTTTTTCTACCGTCGGCATCGGTGACTTCCACTATCTTTTACGGATAAAGGGCACGGCCATGATGCAAACAGACGTCCAGTCAGCTTACGTAAAAAGCTCCGGAATACTGGTCACGCCACTGCGCGCTCGTCTCAAAGGGTGCATAGTAACTTCCGCTACGTCTTCGTTGCGTAATGTGGCTGCGTGTGATCCCACAACCGTAGAGTCTGGTACTTACAGCCAGACGGGCACAACGGCAACCATCAGCATCACCGCTCACGGTTTGACCAACGGACAGCGCGTGTTTGTAGATTTCACAACCGGCACGAGCCGTGACGGCATGTATGACATTACGTACATCAATGCCGACAGCTTCAGCGTGACTACAGCCAACTCGGTTTCGACTTCTGGCAACGTGAACGTCTACCCTGACGTGTACATGGAGCTGGACACGTATAGTACGGTTGGGTTGTCTGTTCTGATCCCCGGGCAAGGCATTCTTTTTCCCAACGGTATCTTTTTTGGTACCGGGCCGAGCGTAACAGCAATGGTGTACTATGGCTGACGAGAAGAGCATTAACCTAGCGGGCCGCAAACTCATGGTTGCGATCCCCGCCTACGATGGCAAGCTGAACATTGATTCAGCTTTTGCCTTGTCCAATCTGGCCGTTCAGGTTCAGTCGTTGGGGGTTAAGCTCTATCTCACGCACCTCTCGGGGTGCTCTCTTATTACGAAGGCTCGCAACTGCTTGGTTGCGGACTTTCTCAAATCCGACGCAGACACGCTTCTGTTCGTCGATGCCGATGTGGTGGTTTCCGCTGACGCCATTCTTCGTTTGATGGCCCTGAGCTTGGACAAAGACGTCACCGCTGGCATTTACCCACGGCGCGGTATAGATCGCAAGTTCTTCTTGGATTATTACCTTGATGAAAACGGCGCTTTGGAGTTCGACAAGAACGGCTTGCTTCGTGTGAAGCGCATTGGCACCGGGTTCATGATGATTCAGCGCCACGTCCTTGAGACGATGATCGCAAACCACCCTGAGTGGGCGTACAACAACAACGTCGATAACCGCACCGACAGTGCAATTTTTGACCTGAAGATCGTCAACGGTGAGTACTACGGCGAGGACTATTTGTTCTGCGACCGTGCTGCTGAAGACGGCTTCACTGTTTTCCTCGACCCCTCAATCAGCTTGCCCCACGTTGGCCAAGAGAAGTTCACCCGCAACTTTGAAGAGGACGTGTTGCAGCCTTTGTTGGCCGAGCATTGCACGCCAAAACTGAAAGTCGTCAATGGCTAAGAAAACCCCCTCCCTAGCAATCGGTCGTGGTGAGAAGTTACCTGCTTCCAAGGGGGCTGGGCTAACTGCCAAAGGCCGTGCCAAATACAACGCTGCGACCGGCAGCAACCTCAAAGCCCCGCAACCGCAGGGTGGCAAGCGCAAGGACTCGTTTTGCGCACGCATGTCAGGTATGCCCGGCCCAATGAAAGACGAAAAGGGTAAGCCCACCCGCAAGGCGGCTTCTCTTGCAAGGTGGAAGTGCTGATATGGAACTGATGGCTTGGAACGTACTGTTGTCGTTTGCGTCAGCAGCGTTGCTTTTTTGGGTGAAGGTGTCTCACGACGAAGTCAAGCGCGTGAGCATTTTGCTGAGCAAAACCCGCGAAGAGAACGCTGAGAAGTACGTGACTAAGGCGGATGTGCACAGCGACATCAATCGTGTTCTGGCCCGGCTGGACCGGCTTGAGGGCAAGATTGATGACTTTATGAAGGAGCAGCGAAGTGCCCTCAGTTAGTAAAAAACAGCACAACTTCATGGCGGCGGTGGCCAACAATCCGTCGTTTGCCAAGAAGGCAGGTGTACCCGCCTCGGTGGGTAAAGAGTTCGTGAAAGCGGACAAAGAGGTGAAGTTTGGTAAGGGACCAAAATCTCGTGCTGACCTTCAAAAAATTAACCGCCCTGATACGGATCAAGGCAAGTCAGAACTTTTTTCAAGAGGTGGTGAAATGAAAGAATCCAAAGCAATGATGGCCAAAGAGGTTGCGTTCATGAAGAAAAAGGGCGCTCCCAAGTCCATGGTCAAGCACGAAATGGCTGAAGCCAAGATGGCCAAGGGTGGCATCGCTACTTCTTTGAAGGCTCATGCCGCAGCGCCAGCCTCCAAGGCCCATTCCGGCATGAAGTCTGGCGGGTTTACTCGCTCTGCCGACGGTATTGCCACCAAAGGCAAGACCAAAGCCGCGATGCCCAAAATGGCTCGTGGTGGCAAAACCTGCTAAGGAGCGCAACATGAGCCAAGCAGAAAAAGACGCCCGTCAAATGATTGCGGACAAGAAGGCAGCCGAGGCCGCTGAAAAAGCCTATAACGCCGCTAGTAAAACACCCCCAGCGCCAGCGCCAGCACCAACAACGGACCGAAAAGCCAAGGGTGGTGTCACGCGTGCGGATGGCTGTGTGACCAAGGGCCGCACAAAAGGAAGAATGGTTTAATTATGAAACTCTCTGACGTTTCCCCTCTGGCTGGAATGTTGACCGGCGAAGGCGCGATGGGTAAGCTCATTGGCAAAGGTTTTGGCGGCATATTGCCTGCGGCGATTGCACGCAGCGCCCAACGTGACGCAGCCGAAGAGGAGCGCCAAAAAGCCATTGCCGCTTCCGCGCAAGGCCAGCCAATGAAAAAAGGCGGCAAGGTTTCTTCCGCTTCTTCGCGTGCTGACGGCTGCGCTCAGCGCGGCAAGACCAAAGGCAGGATGGTCTGACATGAGAGCCAGTCGCGGCATGGGGGACATCGCCCCCTCCAAGATGCCCAAAGGCGTAAAAAAAGCACGCCGGGATGACACCGACTTCACGCAGTACGCTGAAGGCGGTAAAGTCAATGCCGCTGGCAATTACACCAAGCCCAGTCTGCGCAAGCGGATTGTTTCTCAGGTGAAGGCCGCAGCAACCCAAGGCACTGGGGCAGGCCAATGGTCAGCTCGTAAAGCACAGCTTGTGGCCAAGAAATACAAAGCCGCTGGCGGCGGGTACAGGGACTGACATGAAAGCGCCCCAGCAATCCCTCAAAGACTGGGGCGACCAGAAGTGGCGCACCAAGAGCGGAAAGCCGTCCTCCAAAACAGGTGAGCGCTATTTGCCGGAGAAGGCGATAAAATCGCTCAGCCCCGCAGAATATGCGGCCACCACAAAAGCTAAACGTGCTGGCAAGGCGGCGGGCAAACAGTTTGTGGCCCAGCCCAAGACCATCGCGAAGAAAACAGCAGGGTTTAGATAATGGCAACTTCCGGCACATCATCGTTTAACCTCGACTTGACAGAAATCGTTGAGGAGGCGTTCGAGCGCGTGGGCTCCGAGCTGCGCACGGGTTACGATTTGAAGACCGCCCGCCGGTCTTTGAACCTGATGTTTGCCGACTGGGCCAACCGTGGCATCAACATGTGGACGTTCGAGCAAGGCTCGATCTCATTGATACCCGGCCAAGCAACGTACAATTTGCCAGCAGACACCGTGGATTTGCTTGAGCACGTCATTCGCACGGGCGCGGGCAACACGGCAACACAGGCAGACCTGACCATCACGCGTATTAGTGTTTCTACCTACGCTACGATCCCCAACAAGCTGCAGCAAGCTCGCCCAATTCAGGTATGGATTGAGCGCCTGAACACACCGCGCATCACCCTCTGGCCAATCCCGGACAACTCGCAACAGTACGTGTTTGTGTACTGGCGCTTGAAACGCATCCAAGACGCTGGCACCGGTGTCAATACGATGGACATGCCTTTCCGTTTCCTCCCCTGCATGGTGGCGGGTTTGGCCTATTACTTGGCTTTGAAGGTGCCCGGTGGCGCTGAGCGTCTGGGCGTTCTGAAGCAGCAGTATGACGAGGCATGGGCCTTGGCTTCGGAAGAAGATCGAGAGAAGGCCGCTGTTCGATTTGTGCCGCGTCAGCAATACGTCGGGGGTACCTTTTAATGGGTAACCGTTTTGCCTCTGGCAAAAATGCGATTTCGGAATGTGACCGTTGTGGTCAACGGTTTAAGCTTCGCCGACTGCGCACAGAGATTGTCAAAACCAAAGAGTACAACTTATTGGTTTGCCCTGAGTGTTGGGACCCAGACCAACCTCAGTTGCAGTTAGGTATGTACCCAGTGAGTGATCCGCAGGGCTTGCGTAACCCACGTCCTGATCGTAGCTATGTGACCTCTGGGCTTTTGGCGGATGGGTACCCGGGTGGTGGTAGCCGTGACATTCAGTGGGGCTGGAACCCCGTAGGTGGGTCACGGTTTTTTGATGTTGCTCTGACACCAAATAATTTGGTGATGCAGAGTTTTATTGGTACAGTCACTGTTGTGACGACATAAGGGGTCAATCATGGCATTCAAACGCGCAGCCGATGGCATCGCCAAAAAAGGTAAAACCGAGGGTAAAAACCTTGGTGATAGCGGCCCTACGGCAGCCGCACAAAAAGGCAAAGGCGGCAAGGGTAAAGGCGGCGGCAAGACCAACGAAGACATGCTGAGCATGGGTCGTGGTATGGCCAAAGTGGCAAACCAAAAGCGAGGCTAATCATGGCTAAATTCAGCAAAAAAATGATGGGTAAAGAAGTTGGCGACGCCAGCGTCTACGCCGCGCCCCACACAATGGATGGTAAGGCTGGTACCGGTGCTAAGGTCATGCGAGACCCAAACACTCTATCAGCCAAGCAAGTTAGCCCGCGCACCACAGCGATGCGCGTAAGCGCTGGGGACCCTGCGGCTGATGATGTCAAGACCTCGGGTATCAAGATTCGTGGCACTGGCTGCGCTACCAAGGGCGTCATGGCCCGTGGACCAATGGCTTGAGGTAGCGGATGAACTACACCCAGTTGCAAGCTGCGATTTGCGATTACACGCAGAACTTTGAACAGGACTTTGTTGCGAACATCCCGGTGTTCGTGCAGCAGGCCGAGCAGCGCATTTTCAACACGGTGCAGTTCCCCTCGTTACGTCGCAACGTGACGGGCACTACTTCTACCAACACCAAGTATCTGGCTTGCCCGTCCGATTTTTTAGCGGCTTATTCCATAGCTGCGGTGGCTCCTGACGGCTCCTACGAGTACCTACTCAACAAGGACGTCAACTTTATTCGGCAGGCGTACCCAACGCCTTCGTCCACGGGGTTCCCCAAGTACTACGCGTTGTTTGGCCCATCTTTTGCCAACAGTGACGAGCTGTCGTTCATCTTGGGCCCAACGCCTGATGCGCGGTATACCGTTGAGCTGCACTACTTCTTCTACCCTGAGTCCATTTCAGTAGCAGCCGATGGGCGTACTTGGCTGGGTGACAACTTCGACTCTGTGCTGTTGTACGGCTCTTTGGTTGAAGCAGTCACGTTCATGAAGGGCGAAGCCGACATGGTTGCGCTGTATGACGGCAAGTACAAAGAGGCACTTGCTTTGGCCAAGCGTCTGGGCGATGGTATGGAGCGTCAGGACGCCTACCGTTCTGGCCAATACCGACAGGCGGTGACTTAATATGGCGTTTGACCAAACACTCACCACGCAGGCCAAGCTGGTTGCACTGCAAGCTCTGGCTACCGGCACACTCAAGATGGCTTTGTACACCGCTGATGCGGACCTTGGTGCAGGTACGCTGACGTACTCCACGGCCAACGAGGTTGTGGGTACAGGGTATACCGCCGGAGGCAATGTGCTTACCGGCGTAACGGTGTTAACTTCGGGCACAACCGCATATCTTGACTTCGACGATGTGGTCTGGAACCCCGCAGGTTTTACTGCGCGAGGGGCCCTCATCTACAATACAAGCCTAAGCGATCTGGCTGTGGCGGTGTTGGACTTTGGGGCCGATAAAACGACCACCACAACTTTTACTGTGCAGACACCGGCCAATACTGCTGATGCTGCACTCATCCGTTTTGTATAAGGGGCGATCATGTTAAAAAATCAAGCGCGTTCTACAGAGGTCGTGGCAGCAGGCGTCAGCGCCACAAAATCTTTTGGCGAAGGTCTCAAGGGTGGCGGCGTGTTTAAGATCATGTGCCACGGCGAAGACGGCAGCCTGAAGTGGGAAGCCGAGTCGCACAACCTTGTGGTGAACTTGGGCCTGCAAGACATGAACAACAAGTACTTTAGCGGTAGCGGCTACACCGCCACTTGGTTCCTCGGCCTGTACGGTTCGGGCAGCACCAACAACCCCGCCGCTGGCGACTCGATGCTTTTACACGCCGGATGGACAGAAGTTACGGCCTACAGTCAAGCCACACGTCCGGCTTGCACTTTTGGTACGGCCACTAATGCAGACCCTTCGGTGATTTCAAACTCAGCGTCACCTGCAACGTACAGCATCAACGGCACTACAGTGGTCGGTGGAGCTTTCCTGACAAGCAATAGCACCAAGGGCGGCACCACCGGAAATTTGTTTTCCGCCGCTGATTTCCAATCTCCCGGCGACCGCAGTGTGGTGTCTGGTGACACCATTACAGTAACTTACACTTTCAGCCTTGACGCTGCTTGAGGTTCACCATGGCTACTAAATTTGCACGAGATCAGGTTGTCAAAGTACGTACCGTGGTTCCCGAAGGACCAGTACTTGCACTGCGCATGGATGAAGACGGCGTGGTTTATTGCCTACTGCAGTGGGTTGACCAAGACG